ACTGTACTCAGTTTCCATGTCCAACAAAGACGCCCGAAAAGGCATGTTGGGCAACCGGTTTTTCTACTCCATGAAAGACGCCGGCATGAGTTACAGAAATGACCCGCTTCCCTCTAATCCCCTGATTAAGATGACAGACGTTGATTATCACATTGATGATCTTCCAAGTCAACTTCAAGACTGGGGGTGTCCTGTGGCACTCTACACTATCGTACCAACGGTAGCTGCCAATGGGGAAGGAGAGACCACCTTCTACTTCGACGAGGACCAGAAAATCACTTGCGAAGTTTCAGGAGGTGGGAGGTATCACCACCAATTATGGGATTACGAACATGACACTCTATGTGTGAGCAACTTTTGGGGCTCTACAGTGTTTGCTGTTGAAAAACGGAGTGTTAGTAACTTTCAAGCCCTCGTGCTTTTGATTCCCATTAGACGCTATGGTATGATGTCCTCTGCAGTAATGCATCTCACAGGGAGACTACATGACAGTATGAAACGACTGCAACCGGTGAAGAAATTCGGAGACGACCACTTCACCATCATCCGCAATCAGAAACACCTGGAAAGCAACATTTCCATTGCTCGCGCTGGAGGCATTAGAACCACCGCCGCCACAGTGAGCAATGGGACTTATGACAGGGCGCGCGCGATGATGAAAACGGCCAGCAGTAAGGTGACCACAGCTTCCATCCTTGGTTTGCTCCCACGTCCAAAAGACGATGCGGAGGTACTGAAAAACAAGGAACGTGCGATCCTACTACTAGAGTTCATGCAACGATCTGAGGATTTGGTTATACCTCGGGTTGTCTCCCCAGAACACGCGGACCAAACGTATTCTCAGGTTGATGATATTGAACACTTGAACGGAACCCCTCCAAAATCCTTAGTGACTTTTATGAGTCCACTAGACCCAAGAGCTTTCAGCGCTGCCAAAACCACAGCAAATCTGAAATGGGGTATGGAGGAACGTTTCGTCCGGCAGATCAATGAACGTATCAATGCACCAGAACCTAGCGTTAAACTGAGACAGTACGTCCGGGAGACCGTGACGCGCATGGTAGGGGATACCAAATTACACCCCGAAGATCCACAATCCATTCTTGAAAGCCAAACAGGAAACCAAAGAATTATGAGATTCAAGGCCGAACTCGAACAGATGAGCCAAACTTACAACATTGATCCCTTTCAGAAGGCGGAAGCCTATTCTGGGATCAAAGATGTGAGGGTCATTTGTGCCGTAGGCCAGTACCAGAAACTCATTGGTTCCGTTTTGACTCACGCCGCTACTAAATGGGCGAAAGAACAAGAGTGGTACTGCGCAGTCAAACCAACTGAAATCGCAGAGCGAATGGCCCTAGCAGCAATGTTTGGGACGTATGCACTTGCTACTGACGTGATCCGTTATGATGGATCCGTCACGAAGCCGCTCCGCGAGGATGTTGATCTCTTATTACTGGAACTTATGTTTGGAGACTATATCAAGGAGGTTAACGATTACCTGGAATCAGTACAGTGCCAGCGAATCGTAATTAAAGACCTCCTTCGTGATATTTTGCTTAGCCTCAACTCGTGGCACATGACTTTGACAGGAGAAGCCGGTACAGGTTTCTTCCATTCATGCAGGACTATTGCATTGTTGAAGACTGCGCCTAGGTTGTTAGGGCTTACAGCAGAGGAGTCAACGACTTTCGTGAAGTCGGTTGGACTTGGGGATGACGCCACCACTTTTGTGGCTGGTACAGCTGACCCTCGTCTTGCCGATCCTGAGAAGGTTGTGGAGAAACTGGTCGTGCTTGCAAAAGCATATCATCTCGGTCTCACAATTGAAATCGTGCCTTATGGCTATCCAGTCCCGTTTCTGTCCAGGGTTTTCAACCCATGGACCGGGGACAAGAACAGCATGGCCGACGTTAAGAGATGGATGATGAAACTGCACTCAACTGGACACGTGCCACTTGTTCCCCTTGAAAAACTATGGGCCAAGTGCATGGCAATTCTTGCAACCGATGCGAACACCCCAATACTTGGTGAATTTGCACGGTATGCAATCACCTTTTCATCACCGACGACAAAGGACATAAAGTCGGTGGTGAGCTGGTGGAGCCAGTTTGACCGCAAGGACCAATTCCCCAATGAACACTGCGAGTGGATGGACACGTACGTTTCTGAAACGTATCCAGAATTCCACCAAACAATCATGCAACAGGAGATTACCAACAAAACCAATCCTTTGGAGTTTCCTGTTTGCGTGGATGTCCCTGATTTAGTAAACAAGACCAATCGGGATGCAGTGATCGGAATCGACGCCACCCCTGTTGATGACAACAAGACATCTAAGGATGGACAAGCCGCAAGCAAAGTCAAAGACAAACACGGAAAATCCGATGCAGGTAAAGTACCAGGATCTGGAGGACCAAGTGATGCACGAAATGTGCCAGCAACGCCATCTCCTGGAAAAGATGACGTCGTTCGTTCAACTGGGGGAAACCCCAGGGGAACGGGAAAGGCTGGCAAACGTGGTGATCAACATGGCAAGGATCATAAAACGGTATCCGTGAGCAAGACTAAGAAGAAGTAAA